CTAAAGCGGATGCTCGACAGATCAACCGCAACATACGCGATTCCGGTCGTAGCTTTGCTCAGACTGGCGATTGGGCCGACGATTTGGTCGACACTGATAGCGATTATTCTGTTGAGAAAGCCAATGGCTCTAAGAAGGGAAAGAAGAAGAGGAGTAAGAGGCGTAAGCAGAAATCTCAGAAATCGAAAAGTGATGTGGTGCAAGTTGATATACCGGATAACTATCGAAGGGAGGTGTCTATACCCACTCCGGTCCCCGTCCTCGCCGAAAATGTCCGAAGAATGAACATTCGGTATAGTGAACCCGAGGAATTCAACAAGCATTTGCAGCGATGCGGGACTACTACCGCACGTGATGTCAAACCCATGAAGTCAACGAAAGCCTTTAATAAGGCCATGGAAGATAAGTATGACTTGATACAAGGCTTTGGTATCCCGGATGTTACCGCTCAGGGTGAGGTTGAGTCGTTGGATAACCAAACAAGGAATATCCATGTGATTCCCAAACCAGATGAGAAGGTTTTAGAGGAAGCGATTGAGAAAATCCTTCCGAGATATCCCATGAGCTCTCTACATGAGTTTTGGAGCGATATCGCTGATGAGGTTTCTTTTGAGGAAGCTTTTGATGCAGCGCTCGCTGATGTTGATCGTAGCTCTTCCCCCGGATTTCCATATTTAAATATGGCTGGGGGGATGACTAATGGTGATTTCTTAGACAGATATCTTGGTTACGTTAAGAAATTAGTCCACGCTAGGATTCAACTTCTTGCCTCTACTCCGGTTGAAATTGTTGCCAAGTACACAGGTCCTGAGAAGGTTCAGGCTGGTCTTTGTGATCCAGTTCGAATTTTCATTAAGAGAGAGCCGCACAAGATGAAAAAGATAAGATCGCGTACTTTTCGCTTGATCTGGTCTATTTCTTTGGTGGACTCCATTTGCGAGCGTATGCTTTACGCTCGTCAAAACAAACGTGAAATTTTGAATTGGTTCGATGTACCGTCCAAACCAGGTATGGGTTTCACAGATGAAC